ATGATTGAGTCACGAATAGATGGGGAATTTAGTGGATGGGAAGGCGAAACAGTGGTGAATCTTGTCAATGGGCAGATTTGGAAGCAGAGTGAATATTTTTACCACTATCACTATAGCTTTCGTCCGAAGGTAACGATTTCAAAAGAAAACGGTGCCTATAAAATGGTTGTGGAGGGAATTCCAAACTCAATACGAGTCGAGCGGCAGAAATGATGAGCGGATGTCTACGAGTTTTGTAGGATGTTCTTGAATCCAGCAATTTGATGGCAGAACGCTCATCAAAATTGCTGCCGTGGCCTGGCCGATAAGTACGAATATTACTAGTCCAGCTTGGTCCAAGGGGAGGGCGAATCTGTAGTGACGGCCAGATTTCATCAGGATAACAATTATAGCCAGAGATCGCGGAGGACACTACCTACTTGCCGAGCCAACCAAATGTGCGCTGGTGGGAGAGCTTCCAAATGCGTGTTTTCCTCGATCGCCATCACCACCACCTGCAGCGGCGTCTCATCCAAGAAGTGCAGTAACTGTGATATCCGGTCAGGTATCATCACCATGGGGGCACGTTCCACTATCTCCGGAGTATAAGAAATGAAGGTCTACCTCGACGACGAGCGGAACACACCTGAAGGATGGACTCGAGTGTACTGGCCTGATGAGGCGGTATCACTATTGACCTCCGGTGCGGTTGTCGAGATCAGCCTCGACCATGATCTTGGCGATGATGAACGAGGCACCGGGTATGACGTTATCTTGTGGATAGAGGAAGCGGTCGCGTTGCGTGGCTTTAATCCTCCAATTATCGTCGTTCATTCGGCCAACAGCTCAGCACGTCAAAAGATGGAGGCTGGAATCGCTGCGATCCGGCAGATGGTTATCGAGCGTAAAGTCAGTTGACCGATTGAATCCGCAGGCGAAAGCGGACATGGACGCTGACGGGACTCTAGCTTTGGCTTAGGCTGAGATGTGGGTTTTGGTATTGGTAGTTCCGCAGTGGTGTACTGTGCAAGCTGTACTAGCCACTCTCGTTCATCCCAAAGTTCACCGCTGATTAAAAAGTACGACTTGGCCTGCGGGTAGGGCGGCGCCTCCTGTGGCGCGCCGAGTTTACTGATCCAGGTTCGGCCAGTCTCCGTTGGCTTGATGAAAAACTCGTCGTCTGCGACGATGGCGAACATCTTGCTATCGCAATACACACCGTACTCACCCAACATATTTTTCGCGCTGAGGCTGCCAGCGCCCGCCATCTAGTTGAGCAGAAAATCCACCGTGCCTTGCTGTGATGCCATCATCTTCCGACCAGATAGCATACTGGCCAGGATGGGCACGGCACGGCTACACTACGTCCATTGATTATTTTGCACAGCATATTTAATCAGAGCGTTAGGGCGGCGCTCGAAATGAACATCCCTAACTTAGGTCGTGGTTTGACATAATATAAATACAAGAACACTTATTCCGCACGTTGCCATAGCAAGGAGTAGGTCCGTTTGTACAAAACCTCGTTGTAACTTGAAGTTCTTGGACTTCAGATTCCGTTGTTCCTCGGCTAGAGTTACAAATGCCTCCCCTGGCTCCACGCCAGCCTCAATAGCAATCTTTAGGGCAAGATCATAGTCTGGCAATCTATTTCCCTGCATATATTTCGCTAGGGTAGGTTGTGGAACGCCCCACGTTCTGGCCATTGAATTAACCGAACGCCCCTTAAGTGCCAGCTCTATCAATTCAGAATATTTCATAGCTAATATCCATTTGAGTTACTCCATTTGGAGTAGTACCTTATATTGGTACAAGCGGAATAGTAGTTCGCCTAGTACTTCTCTTTATCCTAGCACATTCGTAGATATTTCAAATCGCTCTAGTGGGCGAAATCGGGGGCAGCATGGCTAGCCAATTTGTCCTGAGTGATGACGCTGTGAACGAATCCATTTTGGCGCTCCTGTCGCGCCGTGCCGAAGGGCAGGAGCAGCTTGCTCTTCTTCCTTTGCTACCAGCAAACCTCACGCACCAGATTGACCTGCAACTTGCAGAGATAGCAAAGCTCGATGCGGTGATTGATGAGCTTTCCCGCTATCAAGCTTCCTCGATGGCAGTGCGGTTACTTCTAACTTCTCACGCCAATCCGGCATTTCATCAATCGCTCTAGCGGGCGAAAAAAGGGGCAAACCATGAAACACACCATCCAGATCCTGCACATCACTCAAGTTGCTGGCCGTTCCAAAAAAACGGGCAACGATTACGACATGAGGATGGCGCAGTGCATCGTGCACAAGATCAATCGCACCACCAATCTCGTTGAGCCGCTTGTCGGTGAGCTGCTGCTGCCGGAAAAATTCAAAGACACAGTGCCAGGCACGTATGAGGTGGAGTTTGACGTTGCCATTTCCCGGGATAAGCGTGTGGGTGCCGAAGTGTTCTCCATCGAAGCAATCAAAGAGGAGCCGCAACGGCCATCGCATCGTCATGCATCGAGCGCGCCGGCGGCCGCCACCTAATCAACTTGTTTAACGGCATTTTGCCGAATCGTGCCGGCGATTTCCGGTATAGAAGGGGAGTCATCATGTTGAAGAAACACCTGTCGTTGAAAACGGTTGTTCCTGCACTGGCGGTCGCTGCGCTGGCTGCACCGGTATTTGCCGCGCCGATCGATACCACCTCCATGACTTTGGGCATTTCCGAAGCGCAAACGGCAATTCTCGCTGTGATCGGCGCGCTGATTGCTCTGAGCGTTTCCATCTTTGGCGTGACCAAGGTGTACTCGTTCATCAGCAAGAAGGCGGGCGCATAACATGGCTTACCAGGTCGGCCCGTGGTGTTACGCTAGTACAGCGGATGCTGCGGTTGCCGCCTGTGCAGCATTTCCACCCGCTACCACCGTGCTGGCTGACGGTAGCGGGATTCAATCGGCCAGCTGTACCTCGGCCACGCAAGACGGTGGCTTGATGATACGCATCACCACCACGCCAGTTACAGGCGCTGCAGCAAATACAATTTCCACCGTACACCATATCGATTTTCCACCATGCCAGAACGATTCTGTCATTAGCGCCGGTGTGCAGGTGTTTGGGGCAGTCCTGTCGGCCGTTGTTATTTGTTGGAGCGCTTACAAAATTCATTCGTTCATTGAATGGTCAAGGGCCGAGAAATGAAAACAATTCAAATTCTTTGTATTGTTGCCTTGTCGTTACTGGCGCTGTGGCTACCGCCAGTCCAGGCGCAAGGCACGGTCTTGCTTCCTCCAAACAATGTGGCCGGACCATATTCCGCATATTTTCCAGCAGGACAGACCGGTTTTGCCATTGCAAATGGCTCCACATCAGGATCAAGTGCTGGCGTTTCAGTGAACGCCAGCGGAGTTGCCATTGCCGTTAAAAATGGCGTCCATATCAAGATTCCTGTTTCTTTGAGTACCTTGATTACCAAACCGAATGTTGCAATCGCTGCGGGCCGTGCGTTTAAGCTGGCACGGGGATTGTCTGGCCCAGTAGGGTTGGCACTCACCGCATGGGAAATCTACAATGTAGTGAAAGATTCCGGCCTGGCGCCTTGCCCTCCACCAGACTTTTTATGCAAAGTTGCGCAAAATACAGTTGTCGCGCCTATAAGTGGTCAGTTCGTCACCGTATCAGGGGAATATGTGACCGGCGCCTCTCCAGCCGCTGTTTGCGATGCTTACGGCCCGAAAGTTTCCTCATTCGGGGTTCCTCGTTTCTTTAAGCCGGTTGTTGTCGCCAACCTCGGAACCTATTGTGTTGAGGTCGGTTTTAACAATACGTATGTTCCTCAAGTTAAGTCTGATAACGTCGTTTGTCCCTCTGGTGCTGTTTTATCGCCACTCGGCTGTGTCAATCAGACCGGTTCCGCTCCTGCCAGCGATGCCGATATTGACGCGAAACTTACCGAAGCCTTCGCCTCGCCAACAACTGGTGCGGCTGCTGCTAAACGCGCCTGGGATGCGGCGGAAGCCGTCAATGAAATTGCACGTGCCAATGGCAAGTCCGGCGTGCCTGTCGATGTGATGATGCCGCCCACGTCACAAACCACGATGAGCGCGCCACCGGTCACTACGCCTCAAACCACCACCTCCGTGCAAAACTATACCGATGCAAGCGGCGTACCGCAGACCAAGACCACACAAGAAAAAACCACGATCACGCCGACGCAGACGGGCACCAGCACCTCCACCAGCATTACCTACAATACGCAAAACGTGACCACCACCACGGTGACCAACAACACCGGGCAATCCACGTCGAACCCGCCGACAACGACGACAACGACGGAAAACTCAGGCTTAAACGTGCCGCCAGTCGCTCCGGCCAGCATCAATCTTCCAACGGATTACAACCGCGAACCCACACAGCAAGCAATTGCCGCCGATATCAAGGCGATGCGCAACGCCTGCCAGGACAATCCGCGCAGGGCAGGGTGCGCGGAACTGGACGTGCCGCCCGTTGCCGACGTCATCCCGCGCCAGAACGTGCCTGTTACCTTCACGCCAGTGTTTTTCGCCTCCTCCGCGTCCTGTCCGGCGCCAATCACATTTGATATGTACGGGCCGCGCCTGATTACTTTCACGCCGATGTGCGACTTGATGACCAAGCTGCGCCCGCTGTTCCTCGCCTGCGCTGCTGCGGGTGCGGCGCTGATATTTATGCAGGGGTTAAAAACATGACACAGCTTGCCGCTTGGTTACTGGCCCTTATCGGCCCCCTGGTCGTCAAAGCCATCATTGCTCTCGGCTTTACCGCGCTGGTTTTCACCGGCGTGACTGAGCTAGTCAATCAGCTGATCGCCTCGGCGCAGGCCAGCTGGTCCACGATTCCCTTGGCCGTCCTGCAGCTATGTTCCCTGTCCGGCATCCCTGAGTCGCTCGGCATGCTGTTTGGCGCGTACATGGCGCGTGTGGCCATGTGGGCCAGCGTCGGCGCGGCGCGCTATGTGCTGAAATCCAGCTGACAGGCCGGGATGCGCCATGATCGAGCTAAACACTGGCGTGCCCGGTTCGGGCAAAACGCTCTCGATGGTCCAGCAATTGGCCGCGCTCGTGGGCCGGTGGGAGCGGCATCCGGAAGAGGCCAGGCCGATTTTTGTACACGGCATCCCTGAATTATCCCTGCCGCATGCGGCCATGCCGCTCCTCTCCGTCACCGTTGGGCAGTTGGGACTATCGGAGGTCGTCCCGGACTGGCAAGCCATGCCCCATGGCTCCCTCGTGATTATCGATGAATGCCAGTGCGCGTTTCCCCCACGTTCAACGCAATCAAAACCAGCGCCGCATGTGGCGTGGCTGAACGTCCACCGGCACAGTGGTTTTGATATCTGGCTGACGACGCAGCATCCCAAACTAATGGATGGTTCGGTGCGCGCCCTGGTCGGCAAGCATAAGCATTTCCGCCGCCTGTTCGGTGGCCAGCGTGCGATGGTCTACGAATTTGATGCGTGCAATGACGGCCTTGGTGGGCTCAAGAACGCGGTCAAGAGTTATTGGGCTTATCCGAAAAAAGCCTACACCTGGTACAAGTCTGCCGAAGTCCACACCAGACAGCGTTTCCGCTTGCCGCTATGGGTCTTTATCCCCGTGCTGGCCGTGGCCCTTGGCGCCGTATTTATCCCTCGCGCTTATTCCGTTCTAACGCACAGTATCGGCGGCAAGAGCCTGCAAGCTCCTGTGTCCAGCGCGGTTGCTCCTGTTGTTGCCGCGCTGGTGGTCGATACGCGCACCTTTTCCACCACCGTCACTGCGCGCGGCTATTTCAATCACGGGGGAGCGATTACCTTGCTCCTATCGGACGGGCGGGTGATTTTCCAGCCGCAGCAATTCAAGGTTTTCCCGGGCGGGTATGAGGCGCAAATCGCGCCTGACTTATGGGTGAGGGGAGGTGTGCAATGAATCGACTATTAAAGGTTTTGCTTTTTCCAATGATTTTTCTTGCAGCTTCGCTGCCCATTGCGGCGCAGCCGCTAGGACCGTCCACCATTACCCTCAATTTTGCCGCGGTGCCTGTTGTAGCCTTTATGCAGGCGACGTATAAAAACCTGCTGATGCGCGACTATGTGATTTCGCCGGAAGTATTAGCCCTCGACAGGCAATTCAGTATCAACATTAAATCCTTGCCCGTCGAAGAGGTGCCTGCGTTTGTCGATGGACTGCTGAGGGCGCAGGGCATCCGAACACGCATCAAAGACGGGGTGTATTACCTAGAAATGGCACCCGCCAGCGCTGATAAAGCCGTGCCCGAATTACCGCAAGCGGCCCTTGCTTCCGCTTCTGCCGCTGGCTCACCGCCTGAACGCGACGGCGCCGCTTTCGATGTGGTCGAGCTTTATGTGCCGCGCCACCGGCCCGCCGAATTCCTTGTCACCGCTATCAATGCGGCCTTTGGTGCGCCGTATGCGCGGTTGGCCGGTGTCGTCGTGGCGCTCTCCGCGCCCGCCGCTCGGTCAGCAGATGCGCGCCGCTTGCTCGAGGCGCTCGATGAACGGGGCCGCACCGTTGAGGTTTCCGCATCGTTTGTCGAGGTGCTTCGCTCCGATTCCAGTTCTCGAGGCCTGTCACTCGTCGCATCCACGCTTGCCGCTCGGTTTGGCGCGGCCTTTTCCACGTCCACCGGTTCGCTGAGCGTGTCGGCGGGCGGCTTCCAGCTAGTGCTTGACGCGCTGCGCGCCGACGGCCGCTTCAAACAGGTATCGAATTCGCGTGTCCTGGGCGATGAAGCGGAACACTTGCTGCTGACAGTCGGGGATGAAACGCCCACCGTCGCCAGTACGGGCCGCGATAATCAGGGCAATGCAGTGCAAAACATCGTCTACAGGCCATCGGGCGTGATTCTCGATGTGACGCCGCGTGCCGCTGGGCCTGGGCGCTTGTCGCTGGCCGTCGATGGGCAAGTATCGTCCTTTCAATCCACGGTGAATGGCGTGACGGGTTCGCCCACGCTGCTCAAGCGCCAGGTGAAAACCTCAGTGACCATAGCCGATGGCGAAGTGGTGATTATTGGAGGCCTGGACGACACGCGCTCGTCTACAACGCACAGCGGACTTTCATTTCTGCCGCGCTCCTGGGGCGGTGGCACGTCTTCCGACTCGCATACGGACTTAGTGCTGATCCTGAGCGCCCGCGTGGCTTCCGCGCTCAATTAGCGGCCTGGAATGGCATTGACAGTACAAGCGGCCCGCAGCGCGGGCAAAATCTTTTGGGTATCTGGAATCGGCTGTGGACGTTGGGGTAACAGCCAATTGGCAGAGGCGGTATTCGATGCGGGCGACCCGCATAGTTTAAAAAGTTTTAGCGGGCAGACTTTAGCGCTATTTATTTCTCAGGTGTCACACGTCGAATACAGGTTCCATTCATGAAGACAACATTATCAATAGGCAACTTGCGGCGGTCGCGCTGCTAGCAGCGGCGGCCGCCGCAAGGCGGCCTAAATTTATATTAGGGACACTTAAGCACACCACAGGAGATTTGGCATTTGCATTAAAGAACTTAATTTTTTCTTTCCATAAAAAAACTCCAAGCATCGGCAAAATGCTTGGAGCCTTCGATAACCCTGCCACACAGGAGTACCGAATGAATGAATTAGATGATGAAAGCACGATTTCGTCAATAGATTTCTCTTCTGTTGAGCAAGATATTGATATAAGCAGGCCCAGCTATTGGAACGATGATGGTATTAAGAATACCTGGAACGATACCTACACGGCACGCCGCCGTGTATTTCCAGACGGACAGTGCGAAGTCACTGTCGTTAAGGAACGTTTCTTTATCGGTCCAGCATTACGGCGTAAGCCACGGGCAAAACGCGGCGAGTCGAGCCAGCGCGAGGCAAATGACGACGATGCGGGCAGGCGCGCAAAGAAGAATGTGCGTCTTTGCTGCAAGCAAATCGGCGCTGATCGCATGGTGACGTTGACCTACAGAGAAAACATGCTGGATCGCGAACTTGCTCTGAGGCACTGGAAGGCATTTTGTCGAAAGCTTGGTAAACATAAACAATTTCATTATGTAGCGGTGATTGAGGAGCAGGCACGTGGCGCTTTGCATTTTCATGTGGCTGTCGCTGGAAGGCAGATGTACGCCCTGCTGCGCTCGATTTGGCAAGGCATCCTGGGGCGCGGCCCGAACGGTGAACAGATGGGGCAAGTCCACGTCCGCGACCCGCACCGTTTCGGCTTTGGCGTGGCCGGGGCGCACAAGATCGCCAGCTACATAGCAAAGTACTGCGGCAAGGAAATGCAGTGCAGGGCGCTTGACCAGAAACGCTACTTCCGTTCCAGGGGCATCGTGGTGCCGGAAGTCGATGTATGGCGGGTCCCGTTTTGTACAAGCATGCTGCGCGCTGCGCAGGTCGCATTCCAGGCGCTTTCCGGCCATTGCATGGATGGTTTGCAGACTTGGTGCAACAACAATCTCGGCGTCGTGTACCTGGCGACCGCGCCAGGATTGCCACCGGTGGTGGACGATTGTCCGTTCTGA